GCCCGCCGCCTCACGATCGCGTTCTTCCTCGAGGAGCTGCATGACATCCTCGACAACCCTGGCAGCGTGCGGTTCGGGCTCGGTGTGCTGGCCTGGGAGAAGCGGCTGCGGAAGCTCACCACTGAGGAGCCGATCATCCAGCGCAGGCCCGCGCGGTGTCCGAATGACAAGTGCGGGCGGCGGGCGCTGTGGGCGCGCGCGGACGGGCTCACCGAGTGCCGGCGATGTGGGCATGTGATGCACGAGCATGAGTACCAGGAGCTGGTCGACCAGGATGATGGGGCGGACCGGCCGGAGGAGGCGATCAGCGCATGAGGGACTGGTCGAGCGAGTTCAGCCGCGGTGTTTGGGTCATCGCGGGCGAGTTGCCGCCCGGGTTCATTCCGCCCTCGGCATCGATGGACCCGAACGCAACCGTGAACGACGAGGGCCTGGAGGCGCTCACGAACACGCCCCCGGCCGCGCGGATCGAACGTGTCGGCCGCTGGCGGTACTCGATATGCATCACGTACGGCATCCTGCAGCGTGGCCCGGAGGGCGGATGGTGGTACCGATGCGGCCGGGCCAGCGCGGAGCGGAAGGCCCGCCGCGAGCTGGCCCGGTTCCGGGCGGAGCAGGAACGGGAGACATGGACGATCACGTGACTGACGTGAGTGGCGAGGTCCTCGACGGCGTCGTACGGCCCGGCCCGCCACCAGCCGACGCCCTACGCCCCGAGGTCGTCATCCAACGTGAGGACGGCACGGTCACCCAGGCCGTCATCCACCTCCCGGACGGCACGGCCGTCGAGATCACCGAAGCCGACCTCGACCCCGGCCCGCTCATTGAGCCGGCCCGATGGGTGCACGACACCGCCGCGTTCCACCTCAACTGGCGGATACGTCAGGCGTTCAGCGCGCACCTGATCGACCCCCGCGACATCGTGAGGATCACCGCGACGTGATCCGCCGAACCCGGTAGGCCCCGACCAGGCACAATGAGTGCGTGCGCCTCGATCCGGACGACGAACTCTCCGAGCTGATCCCACTCGACCAGGCCCCGGCCATCGCCCAGGTGTCCGACCGCACGATCCGCCGCTGGATCGCCGACGGCCGCCTCACCGTCCGCGCCGGCCATGTCGTCGAGCGGCAGCTCCTCGCCGTCGAGGCCGAACGCTGGACCGCACGACACGCCGGACGCCCCGGAGCACGCCCACGCTTGCCTGCTTGACGTAGCGTGTCCTACTCTCAGCCCAAGATCGGTGAGTTGTCGCCGGGATAGACCCCGCCAGCGCGCGGGGTCGACGCGTATCCAGACCCGATCAGCGGACCCGGATCCAATCGCCGCAGTTCTCGCTCTTGAACCCGCCATCCGACGCATAGATCGTCACCGTCACGCCCTTCGGAGCATTCGAGACGAAGTCGTTCGCCAACATCCCGCCCCCGCCCGTCGACCGCTCCCAGTAACAATCGTGAGCCGAATCCGTGGTCCGATACGTGCCCGGCTTCACATCCGTGCCGACCGTCAGGTCACCCTCACCGAACCCGCCGGCCGCCTTCTTCAGCATCGGCAGGTACTTCGGGCACAGCATCTTGATCGCCAGCTTCCCGAACTTGCTCGGCGGATCCTCGATCAGACCCTCCAACGTCGGCGGCTCCCCATCACCGCTGATCAGATCAGGTTCGGCAGTCGAGACGCTGCCATCGGCATTGCGATCGGAGAGCCCACACACCTCGCGGCCCTGGTTGAGGACCGACAGATCGTCCGTGCCTTCAACCTCATCCCCGCCAGCGACATCCGCGGCGTTGATGAACTTCATCTCACCGTCCGGAAACGGGTGGCTCGCTGCCGGGCCAGACGCGGGAGACGACGAATGCCAGGACGTCGGGGGCGATGCCGTGGGCGATCCGCATCCAGTGAGACCTCCGGAAGCCAGGACCGCAGCACCGGTGATCAGAGCAACGCGGATCGACATGGCCGAAGCATCCCGCGAAGATGCGCACCTCGAAGCCATCTGACCAGAGCGGGACACACCGTGAACCGCCCGGGCCGCCCGGGCGTCGCCGCCGGCAGGTGAGGTGAGCATGACCCTGTCGGCCTGGGAAGCAGCCGCCCGCCTCTTCGAACCGCAGGCCGGGCCCCGCTGGGCAACCCCCGGCCAGCTCGCCGTCCACCTCGACCCCCGCACCCGGCAGACCCCAGCGCTCGACCTGATCGACGCCGCGATCGTCGAAACCGCAGCCACACCCGACGGCCGGCTGATCATCTCCATGCCGCCGCAGGAGGGCAAGAGCCAGCGCACTTCCCGCCGCACACCCCTGTGGAAACTCCAGCAGGACCCCGAGACGCGCATCGCGATCTGCTCCTACGAGATGGGCGTCGCCCGCCGTTGGGGCCGCGCGATCCGCGACGACATCACCACCCACGGCCCCAAGCTCGGCCTGGCCGTCCGCGACGACCTGTCCGCGCAGCACGAATGGCAGCTGCACGGCCACGACGGCGGCGTCTACTCCGTCGGCATCGGCGGCGCACTCACCGGCCGCCCCGTCGACCTCCTCATCATCGACGACCCCATCAAAGACCGCGAGCAGGCCGACTCCCCGACCTACCGCGACCGCGTCTGGGACTGGTGGCTCGAAGTCGGCTCAACCCGACTCGCCCCCGGCGCGCCCGTGATCGTCATCCTGACCCGCTGGCATGAGGATGATCTGGCCGGGCGTCTGCTCGGCGCCGAAGACGGGCATCTGTGGCGGGTCGTGAACATCCCGGCCCAAGCCGACCACCGGCCAGAGCAAGGCGAGGCTGACCCGCTCGGCCGCGCACCCGGCGAGTTCATGCTGTCCGCGCGCGGCCGCACCGTCGCGCAGTGGGAGGCCATCAAGGTCCGCTCCGGTGGCCGCACCTGGACCGCCCTCTACCAGGGCCGCCCGGCGCCGGCCGAGGGCGGCACGTTCAAACGGGACTGGTGGCGTGAGTACACCTCACCGCGGTGGATCGAACGCCCCGACGGGACCTGCTGGGTACCGAACGCCGACGAAGTCGTGTGCTCCTGGGACATGGCTTTCAAGGACCTGACCAGCTCAGACTACGTCGTCGGGCAGGTGTGGGCCCGATATGGCCTCCAGGTGTATCTCCTCGATCAGATCCACGAGCGGCTGTCGTTCGTCGAGACGTGCAAGGCCGTGCGGCAGGTCGCCGCGAAGTGGCCGCAGGCGACCAGGAAATTTGTCGAAGACAAGGCCAACGGGACCGCCGTCATCAACCAGCTCGCCCGCACCGTGCCCGGCCTGATCCCCGTCGAGCCCGACGGTTCGAAGGAGGCCCGCGCCGCCGCGGTGTCCCCGTTCGTCGAGGCAGGGTCGGTGTTCCTGCCGGCGCCGGAGCTGGCCCCGTGGATCGCCGGCTACATCGACGAACACGCCGCGTTCCCCGCCGGCACGCACGACGACCAGGTCGACGGCACCAGCCAGGCACTCAACAGGCTGCTCCTCAACCCGATCCTGAACGGCGACCACATCATCGGCGCCGAAGACCTCGATGCCGAGCTGGCCGACTACGAGATCAGCCCCTGGTAGGCGCTGACCACTGACCTGCAAGGGAGGCCGCGACCGTGGGTGTGATCGACCGCCTCACCGAGACCTGGTACCGAGCGACCGGCCAAGCCGAGCTCGCCGAGCAGCTGTCCGCCGAACGCCAGCAGGCTGCGTACCTGCAGGAGACCCTCGCCGACCTCGAAGCCCGCATGTACGAGCCGGGCTGGCAGCGGATGACGGCGTACGCCGACCAGGAGTTCTCCCGCCAGGGCCTGCACCGCATCACCGCCGTCTGCCGGATCATGGCGCTCAAGAACCCGCTGATCAAACGCGGGCTGGCGCTGCGCCAGGCGTACGTGTGGGGGCAGGGCGTCGCGACCACCGCCCGCGATGAGCAGGTCAACGAGGTCATCCAGGCGTTCATGGACGACCCCGGCAACCGGCGTACGGTCTTCGGCGCGCAGGCATGCGAAGAGCTGGAGCGCAGCCTCGGCACCGACGGGAACGTGTTCATCGCCTGCTTCACGAGCCCGAAGACCGGCCGTGTGCAGGTCCGTGTCCTCCCGTGGGATGAGATCGGTGACATCATCACGAACCCCGAGGACGCCTCGGAACCGTGGTTCTACCGCCGCGAGTCCTGGACCGAACGTACCGACCAGCGCAGCGGCGGGATCATCCAGGAACGCCGCCTCGTGTACTACCCGGCGCTCGGCTACCGGCCCGCCGTACGCCCGCCGATGGTGTGGGACGTCCACGGCGGTGGCCTCGTCGACGTGATGTGGGACGCGCCCGTACGGCACGTGAAGGTCAACGGCCTGCAGGGCTCAAAGTTCGGTGTGCCCGACGCGTACGCGGCGATCGATTGGGCGAATGCGTATAGGGAGTTCCTCACCGACTGGGCGACGCTGATCAAGGCGTTGTCGCGGTTCGCGTGGCGGCTCACCAGCAAGGGCACCAAGCAGGCCGCCGCGAAGGCCAAGCTGTCCGCGGCCCCAGGGATGGACCCGATCTCTGGGGAGCGACGGCACGCCGGCGCGACCGCGTCCCTGCCGCCGGACATGGCGCTGGAGGCCGTGCCGAAGTCCGGCGCGACGATCGACAGCGAGTCCGGGCGGCCGCTCGCCGCGATGGTCGCCGCGGCGATGGACGTGCCCGTCACGATGCTCCTCGGCGACCCGGGCACCACCGGCGCCCGCGCCACGGCGGAGACCCTGAACACCCCCACCGAGATCTCCGCCGACTTGCGGCGTGGGGTCTGGACCGACGCCCGCCAGGCGATCTTCGAGTACGTCATCCAAGAGTCCGTCCGCGCCCCCGATGGCCTCCTCAAGGGCACCATCACCCGGGACGAGTTCGGGCGTGACGTCGTTGACCTTGCCGACGACATGGACGGCACCGTCGATCAGGACTGGCCGGACCTCGACGACGTCGACGTGCAGACCCTCATCGCCGCGATCGTGGCGGCCGATTCGACCACGTACCTGCCGCCGCTGACCGTGGCGCGCCTGCTGCTCCAGGCCCTCGGTGTCACCGACGTCGACGAGATCCTCGACATGCTCACCGACGACCAGGGCAACTACCTGCCGCCCGACGGCGGTGGCGGTGGCGCCGGTCAGGCCGCGGTCGATGCGTTCCGGCGTGGTGAGGATCCTGCCGCGGCGATCAACGGCCCGCCAGGTACTCCGCCCCAGGGCGATCCGCCAGGCGCCACGGACAAGGCAGCTCAGGGGGGTGGCAGTGGCGATCAACGAGGAAACCCTGCGTCTCGTGGCCGAGATGCGGGCCGCCGTCGACGCACTCGTTGACGGCGTCACCCGCACCCTCACCCGGGCGTGGGTTGCCGCCTGGGATGACCTGATGTGGGAAGTCGGTGACGCCATCATCGAACTCCAGCAGGCCGGTACCGGCGGCCACTGGCCGACCCGCGCCCAGGTCATCCGCAACCAGCGGGCGATGAAGGCTCTCGACGTCGTACGGCAGGCCCTTGAGCGGCTCGCCGGACAGGCCGGTGTCGAGACCAGCAAGGCGGCGGCCGACGCGGCCGACATCGCAGCCAAACGCACCGGCCGGATCATCGCGTCGCAGTACCCGGCCGTGGCAGGCGACCAGGCCGTCCTCGCGGTGAAGTTCGATCGGGTGCCGGCCGACCAGATCTCCGCGATTGTGCAGCGCACCACGCAGCAGGTCACCAAGCTCACCTGGCCGCTCTCCTCACAAGCGACCGACGTGATGAAACGCGAGCTCATCCGAGGCATGGCGATGGGCGACAACCCGCGTACGGCCGCACGCCGCATGCTCCAGCGGCAGGAGGGCGCGTTCAACGGCGGCCTGGCGCGCGCGATGAACATCAGCCGCACCGAGATCCTCGATGCGCACCGCATGGCCGCGGCCGCCAGCCAGGACGCGAACGCGGACACGCTGGCCGGGTGGGTGTGGAACGCGAAGCTCGACGCCCGGACCTGCCCGAGCTGCTGGGCGCAGCACGGCCGGCTCCATCCCCTCGAGGAGGCGGGTCCGCTCGATCACCAGTCCGGGCGGTGCGCGCGCACCCCGAAGACGAAGACGTGGAAAGAGCTCGGGTTCGATGTCCCGGAGCCGCCGGATGTGATGCCGGACGCGCGGCAGGTGTTCAACGCCCTGCCGCGCGCCGACCAACTGGCCGTGATGGGGTCGGCCCGGCTGGCCGCCTTGCAGAGTGGCGATGCGGCGTGGGCAGACCTGTCGAAGCTTCGCCGTACGGACGGTTGGCGGGACTCCTACGGCGTCGCGCCCCTGCGGGATCTACTCGCCGCCTGACGGGTTCTCACGCTCGACTTCTGCCATCTGCGCGGACGCCAGCGCGAGTTCGCGGAGGACGTCGGCCCTCGGCGCTGGTCGCCCTTCCGCTGCCCGTTCGACTAGCCAATCGATGACCTGTGCGGCGGCTATCAGCGCGTTCACGAACGACTGGTCATTGACCATCCAGCCTGTGCCGTCGTGGGCAGCGTCGTTCAACCGCTCACGTTCCGCATCGTCTCCGGCCGCATGCTCGACGACCACGAGGTTCTTGATCAGAAAGTCCCTGAAGTCGGCGACGTCGCCGCCCTTGTACCCGAAGTTGGCCATCCGCCGACGGTAACCGCATGTACCTGCAGATACACCGATTGGAGACCAGCAGTGGCCACCCCCACCAGCAAGGACCAGCCCGCCGCCAAGAGGACCCAGGGCAAGACCGAAGCGCCGTACGCCGACCAGGCCGCGGCCCTCGCCGACGACACCCGCGCCCTCGCCGAGAGCATCCGCGAGGACCTCGACAAGCTGTCCGGGCGCGTCCGCGACATGAACGCCACCCCCGTCACCGTCGCTGACAGCCAGACGGCCGACGGAGTGCGCCGGATCCCCGCGGCCGTCGACGCCGTCACCCAGGCCCTCCACGGGCTCGTCACCGCGGCGGCCGACCTGTCCCGTCAGGCGACCAGCTGACATGACCGCCACCGCCGACCGTACGGCGTTCGCCGAGTCGACAACGCTGGCCGAGGCGACACGTGGCCAGCAGCCGTCCGGCCGGCGGATGCGCATCAAGCTCATCGACGCCGGCTGGGGCTCATCCGGCTACTACTCGCCGCAGGTCCTCAAGGAGGCCGCCGGCAACGGCGTGTTCCCGGCCGGGACCCACATGTACCTCGACCACCCGACCGTCACCGAGAAGATGGACCGCCCGGAGCGCTCGGTGCGGGACCTCGCCGCCGTGACGACAGGCCCGGCCACCTTCACCGACGGCGCCCTGTATGCCGAGGCGCAGGTGTTCGCGCCGTTCCAGGAGACCCTCGCCGACAAGAAAGACGCGATCGGCGTGTCCATCCGCGCGGCCGGCACTGCCGAGCCGGGCGAAGCCGACGGCCGGTCCGGCCCGATCATCACCTCCCTGGCCGAGGGCATCTCCGTCGACTTCGTCACCCACGCCGGCCGCGGCGGGCAGATCGTCGAGCTGCTGGAGTCCGCGCGTACGCAGCTGCGCGAGGCCGCTTCGATCGGCTCGTGGGTCGAGTCCCGCATCCACCTGTCGTTCACCCAGCTCGCCGACGACCTGTACGGCCGCGGCGGGCTGACCCGCGACGAGCGCATCGCGCTGTCCAACGCGATCGGCGACGGGCTCGCGTCGTTCGTGGCCGCTGTCGATGCGAACGCGCCGCAGCTGTACCAGCGCGCCCTCTGGGACGACGCGCCGGAAGCGGATGACGTCGTCTCGGAAGCCCAAAGACCGCCGGTCGGCGCGCCGCCGTCCGGTTCCAACCCGCTCAACGAAGGGATCAAGATGAGCGGATCCACC